TGAGCCTAATCGCGCTAACTCCACTAACTGAGCCGCTTATCCTCACCACAGGTGAGGAGGTCAGCGCCAAGTACATGGAGCCATCAGATGAGTTCTGTCTCAAGCTTGAGGACTTCGCCGCTGTCCAGCACGACTTGACAGATCAGAAGCTCTATTGGGATGGGCGCCTTCAGCGTAAGGATAAGCTTTGGATTGAGAAGCTCACAGAGATTCAACGCAATCACAAGGCCGTTCATAAGTCTTACCTTGAGGAGCAGGAGCTCTTTAAGGCTGAGCTCAAGGAGGCGCTGAAACAGCGTGACCTAGCTCGCTCTGACCTTTGGTGGTGGAGAGGGGCCACGGTTGGCCTCATTCTCTCCACAGGGGTCACGATAGTTTATCTCATAGCGAGGTAAACCCACCACCAGGGCCAAGCCCTATGGAGAATCAACATGCAGAATGACCTACTAGGTCAGGTGGCTTTTGCCGCCCAATATGCTCGACCACTCAATTCAAGGCCCGGACGTGAGAGTTGGGAACACGCCGCCAATCGTGTTGAGGCCATGCACCTCAAGCGCTATCCCCAAACAGCGGGGGAGACGATGAGGGCCTTTGACTTGGTGAGGGATCAGCGCGTCTTCCCCTCACAGCGCTCAACTCAGTTTGGCGGGCTCCCTATCGAGCGAAACAACATGAGGATTTATAACTGCACCTACTCCCCATGTGACCGCCCGCGCTTCTTCTCTGAGGCGTTCTGGCTCCTGCTCAGCGGCTGCGGGACAGGCTTCAGCTTGAGGGCGCGTGACATTGAGAAGCTCCCTCGCCTCCTCACCCTCAGCGAGTATGTGAGGAGGGAGACGCGAACCCACACCATCAGCGACTCCATTGAGGGGTGGGCTCACGCTGTGCAGCTCGTCATAGATAGCTACCTCCACCGTGGCTACTATGAGGATTACTATGACTGGCGCTTTGACTACTCACAAATCCGTGAGCTTGGCGCTCCCATCTCAAGCGGTGGCTTCGCTCCAGGGGCCAAGCCTCTCAAGCGAGCGCTCGACAAGATTGACGATCTGCTCAGTAAGCTCATCAAGTATCGCCTCGAGCGGCTCGTCTCCATTGACTGCTTTGACATTATGATGCTGTTGAGTGAAGCCGTCCTCTCAGGTGGCGTGAGGCGCTCCGCTTCCATCGCGATCTTTGATGAGGATGACGTTCTCATGATGAACGCTAAGACAGGCGATTGGTGGAAGGAGCATCCTCAGCGCGCTTATGCGAATATCAGCGCGGGGCTGTCTATCACAGACGCTGAGCGCTCGACCGTTGACCAAGTGGTAGCGATGGCCCGCCAATGGGGTGAGCCTGGCGTGCTGTGGCAAGCTGACCCTCACCACGGCACCAACCCATGCGCTGAGATTGGGCTCTTTCCTTACTTGGTGACTGACCCCAAGGGGAACGCCGTCAAGGAGATCAGCCTCGACCTCCTCCAACGCCGTGAGCATTATGAGGCGCGAGGCTATGACTTCACATCAGGGTGGGCGGTCTGCAACCTCACAGAGATTAACGGCGCCAAGATCAAGAGCCGTGATGACTTCCTTATGGCTTGCAAGGCGGCGGCTCATATTGGGACGCTTCAAGCGGGCTACACCCGCCAAGGTTATCTCCTCTTAGTGACCAAAGTTATCCTCCAACAAGAGGCCCTCATTGGTGTGAGCATCACCGGCATGTGTGCAGCGCCTGAGCTCCTCTTTGATCCTGAGCTCTTGGAGGAGGGCGCTAAGGTCTGCATTGAGCAGAATCGCATCACCGCCAAGGCCATCGGGATCAAGACCGCCTCACGGATCACCACGGTTAAGCCAAGCGGGAACACCTCCACGGTGGCAGGAACCAGCGCAGGGGTTCACCCCTTCCACGCTCGCCGCTACATAAGAAGAATGAGGATCGCTCGCGTCAATCCTGTTTGGGATGAGGTATTCAGCAAGGTTCCAGAGGCTTGTTATGAGCTCGATGAACACACAGGGGTGGTGGCCTTTGCGTGTGCTGCACCTGAGGGAGCGCTCACCCGCGAGGATGACACGGCGCTTGATCACCTCAAGCGTGTGCGCTTGGTGTATCAGCATTGGGTCAAGCCAGGTAGCGAGCCAACAAGGGTCGAGGGCCTCACTCACAACGTCTCCAACACCTGCACCGTCAAGGATGATGAGTGGGGTGACGTGGCTGACTTCCTGTGGGAAGCTCGAGGGGAGCTCCGTGGCGTGGCCCTCCTTGGGTGGTTCGGTGACAGCGCTTACAACCAAGCGCCCTACCAAACGGTCGAGGAGGGGAGCGAGGCTGAGACGATCTGGATCAAGCTTGCCTCATTGGATTGGTCTGAGGTAGACCTCCAAGGGATCGCGAGCGACTACTACTCCGTGACCCTTGACCCCGCTTGCTCCTCAGGCCAATGCACCATCACCCCATAAACGCCGCCGCCTTCCTCATCCTCATCTTTGCCTTTGGCTTCTTTGGCGATTGGATCGCTGACAGGATGGGGGAGTTCACTTGGCTCCTCTCAGTTATCGCCCTCATTCTCTATGGGGTCTTAGCGAGCTGAGATCATCCAAGCTTCTTGTGGCCTCGCCTCACAAGGATGCGCTCCAGCTTTGGCCCCATCCACCAAGCAGAGCCCAAGAGACGGATGGCCAAGGCCCGCTGGAGGTCTGTGTTGTTGTAGGTCTTGAACAGCTCATGCTTACGGCGCTGAGCGTGAAAGTGGAGAGCGCACATATCAAGGTCACTCACCATGATCGTCCTCAACGCTTGCTCATAATCATGGTCGAGCGCCAAGTCAGAGGCGGCTTTGAACTTGTTCAAGATGAACTTCTTCATCTCAATGAAGGTGGAGAAGTTGAGATTAACCATGATGAGGATGGGGCTCCCAAGCGACACCTTGACTGGAAGGGTCACGCCGCTGCTTGAGTAATCCTCCTCCTCCTCTGAGGGGAAGGTAATCTCAACAGGGTGATCAGTCTTGGCGTCTCTCTCCTTGGAGCCTCGCGGCGGCTTTGGTGTAGGCTCTGGAGCGGTCGCGCCTGGAGGCATCCAAATCCCAGGAATAGAGGGCTCGATCACATCAGGCTTTACCTCACCATCAGGAGCGGGCCTCAAGTCTTTCCCTTGATGGCTGCGCCTCGCATTGAAAAGGCGCCTCCACTCATTCCTCAGGTCGCTTGTATCAACCTTAATCTCAGATTGATCCGCCTCATAAGCCTCCTTGATCCACTTCTTAAGGAGCTCAGGCTGCTTTTCAATGAACTCCATCTTGACCTCACGGAGATCGAGCGCGCGGTTCTCAGTCTCCACGGCCTCATCAGACCACAGTAGCGCGTTCCGCTTCTCATTGGGATAGCATCCCCTCATCACTCCGTCAGTCTGCATCCCATAGTGAGGAGGCTTGATGATCAAAAGGATGCGGCTCATCACGTCATCATGAGAGACTCCCCAGCTCCTCATCTCGTCCTTCCCATAGGCTGAGTGATAGAGTTCCTCTTTGTACTCTACAGCGCTGTAGCCCTTCCGAATAGCATCAGGGGCGTAGTCATGAACGCCTTGAACATGATTATTTGATTTATAAATGCGGGGCTCTTTCATGTAGTGAACATCAATAGAGAAGCCATTGTTGAGCTTTACCTTGTCCGTGTGCTGAATGCTCTTTTCTAGGGCATCCAACAGGCCGCGAGGATTGTTGGAACTTAATGAAGATCGAACACCAATGACAAGGCGGGGAAACCTAGTCGAGAGGTAGTAGTTTAAAGCGCGGCGTGGCCAATCAGCTCCAACGGAATCCTCATCTCTACCCTTGCCGAGCAACATCACAATGGTTCCATGACCCTCAATGCCAGACTGCTTCTTACAGTCCCACCATTTGACGCCCTCAAAGCCATTGCGGTGGTGCTTCTTCAGCTCGTCAAGGCTCACCACGTTGGCCATTGAGCCGTCACTCATCTCCGTGGTGAGCGCGATCCGCTCTTGGTAGCCATCCTCATCCACCTCGATATACTCAAAGGGCTTGAGGCCCACCACGTCCTGAGTCTCGTCATAGACAAACCAAGTCATAGCACCGCTTGGATTGGCCTCTGACCAACTGAGGAACACCACGCCATAAGGGTTGGCCAAGAGCGTGGTGGTCTTGACGCCAATCCCAAAGTTATCATGAGGGCCGCCTGTGGTCTTGGAGCTGCTGTTGAGGTGGGCGAGGTACTCATACATCTGAGCGGCGGTCATCCCATCCCCATCATCTGCAAAGCAGAGTTTCTTGGGGCCTCCCCCCTTTAGAAACTGATGGTCAAAATAAACCTTCATCGTGGTGGCGTTCGCCTCCTTGCTGTTCATGTAAATCTCTCTCACGAACTGCATGGGGCCAATCTCAGCCATGAACCGCTTTAAGCTGGCGGTGGGGTTCTTGTTCTTCAAAGGTTGAATCATTGTCATGTCCTCCATTCGTCAAGGGGTGGTGTCGTATGCCCCGCCACGTTGTGTCAATGGTTAAGGTCTTAGAAGATGCCCAGCTTCGCCTCAGAGTAGCCAAGGCTCTTGATCGTCTTGAGAAGCTCGTCAATCTCGTCAGCGCTCCCCTGCTCTTGGGTCAGCGTCCAAAGCCCTGTGGCGAACGCCTCAAGGTCAGTCCATGAGAGCACCTTAGCGGCGCGCTCCGTCACCTCATTGAGCTTATCCTCATCCCACTCAGTATCCTCCAGGCTCCCATCCTCAGAGTTGATCTTGCCAAGCGTGGCCACATCAAGGAGACGCTGCGCCACATGCTGAGGTGTGGGGCGATCCTGCGGGGCGGTCTGAGTGAAGGCGGGAGGGAGATGCTGATCAGCGGGGGGATTGCTTGGGATGGCGCGGTGCTGCTGAGGAGGAGTCTGCGCTCGCGGAGCCTGTGAGGGAGCGCGGAGCTCCTCACCCAAAGCGTCAGCGCTGATCTGAGCGCGCTCATCATCGCTCATACTCATATTGTCAGCGAGCTCATCAGGGGAATAGATGCCACTCACGGCGTCAGGATAGACCGCCCTCAACATCAAGGTGAGAGCGCGAGCGCGGAGCATCTGCATGGGCATCTGCTGCCAATTGCGGTTGCGGGTCAGCCCCTGGGCCTTCGCCATCTCAAAGGTATAGGTGAAGGTGTGGACGATCTGCTCAGGCTCATCATTGCGAGCACACTCATAAGTACAATGCTCATGATCCCAAGACGTGATGACCATGAAGCGACAGATGCCAGAGCGCCTCACAACCCCACTCATGGCGTCAGCGTTGAGGCTTGGCTTGCCCTTGAGCATGTAGGCGTTGTTCTGAGTGATCGCCATATCACCGCCAAAGTGAGCGCCAAAGGCAGCATGAAGGCGGAGGCAATCGCGGGGGTTGTCGCTGATGAGGGTGGCGATATCTTTGGCTTGGTCAAGGCTCTTTGGTGTGTAGATAGTCATGGTATTTCCTGCTTGTTTGAGTTGTGTTGGTGGTGGTGGATTAAAGGTTTGTGATGAGGCGATGCTTGAGCGCTGCCACTCGCTCACCCTGTGGAGCTCCTCGCGTCACATACCAAGCGCGAATGATCTCAGCCCAATCGCTCATCGAGATATAGAAGTCTCGCCCTGTATCACGCTTGACGTGGTCAGCGATCTCAGAGGCCATGACCAGGTCGTGATAGTGATTTGGGCCAAGCCCGAGACCGGTGCAGTCATAAACGTTGAGATGCTTGCAGAGGAAGGCGGCCTCATCACGCATGAATTGACGATCAAGCCAATGGGCGCGAGGTGCAGGGCGCTCAGTAGGCTTGGGGCCAAAGACATACTGAAAGAGCCAGGTAGCGATAGTGAGAATCAAGCCAGCGGTGGCGAGGAGACAAAAGATGATGAAGGTGTCAGCGGCGGCGTTGCTCATGAGTCGATCCTTGTAATGGTCATGAATTGGTCTGGGGTGTATGTGGTGAGCCCTGTGAGGCGGTTGACGGTGATTGCCAATGAGGTGGCAAGATGAATGGATGGGCAGAGCTGACCTGTCATAATGCGACTGAGATAAGATGTAGAGACTTGGGCCTCCTCAGCTAGATGGCGAAATGTGTAGCGCTCAGCCTTTAAGTCTGCGGCGAGCTTCTCTCTGAACGTCATGTGTGACCTCCTGTGGGTTAGTGTTGTACTCTTATAGATTGTACATATGTCACATGTCAAGGCTACTTTTGTAAATTATCAAGATTGAATTGACATGATGAAGGGGCTCACTTATATATGAAGCCTCACCACCTCAAGGAGTTCATCATGAATGAAATGAATGCTCGACTAGCCATCATGGCGGTCGAGGAGCTCACCGCAGCTCAGAAGCTGATCATGCTCTATCTACTGACAAGGGTTGACTGGAGCTCATGGGCGGGATCAGTCAGCACTAATGACATCGAGCTTGGGACGCGCCAGAGTGGGCGCAACATCAAGAGGAGCCTCAAGGCGCTCGCTGAGCTTGGCTACATTGAGCGCGAGATCATGAGACGAGATGATGGGCTCCATCACAAGTCGGCGGTCAAGGTCATCATCTCCAAGCTAGGTGACAGAAAGTCACCACCCACCAAGAATGACACTAGTGACAGAAAGTCACCACCCATAGTGACAGAAAGTCACCACCAAAGCCCTGAGAGTAGTGACAGAAAGTCACCATCAGTAGTGACAGAATGGCCCAAGGGTGGTGACAGAAAGTCACAAGGGGTGGTGACAAATTGGCCCAAGGGTGGTGACAGAAAGTCACCCAATATCAATAAGGATCAATATAATATCAATATAGATCAATCTGTCATCAATGAGGCTGAGCTTGAGACTGAGAGCGCACGCGAGGCAGAGGAGGAGGCCAGAGCCAAAATGTGGGATCAGATCATGAGCAAGGCTGAGGAGCTCCCGCCACCACCTCCCAAGCCAACTGAGGAGCTCAAGGATGGATTCTATATTTTATCTCATATCAATGATGATCTCGACTACAGGCGTGAGGTCTATCAAGAGCTCACTCATCACAAGCGGCAAGACATCAGGGACGCTCTGTGGGCGCGCGGAGATGATCAGCTATTCAACAAGATGATGGGTGAGTTGATCGCTCCACGCTCAGCTATTGATTGGGTCACATTCATCAGCTCAGGTCACAAGCCAAACGTCTCCACACCACCGGCCCCACCTCCCAAGCCCACATCATGGACGATCACCGTTGACCAACAGCAGAAGATCAAGGAGGCTGATGATGCATGGCTTAATGCCGACTATGGAAAAGCAATGAAGAATAATGGAGGGTGGTCTTGATCAACTACCACAACATCAACGCTGAGAACTTCCCCGCTGAAGAATGGCTCAGCTCATCAGGCTATCTCAGCACCACGCCGCTTCCATACTGTGGCGAGTGTTACGAGGGGATTGTCTATGAGAAGCCACCACCACCCACGGCGCCCATCGCTCGGCGCTGCCCAACATGCACCCCGCTTCGCTCAAGGCTCAAGCGGTTGGAAGATGCTCGCCTTCCCTTCCTAGCTCATCAGCACACCTTGAACGGCTATGAGTGGGACAGCCCAGACCAACAGCAAAGAGTGGGCGCTGTGCTCGATTGGATTCACGGCAACAGCGACCCCATTGATAAGCCCGCTGTCATGCTGTGGGGCAAGCCTGGCAACGGCAAAAGCACCATCCTCCATATCCTCGCCAAGCATGCCATCTTCGAAGGCAAGCGCGCTCTGTTCCTCACCCATGAGGGACTCTTTGCTGATATTCGAGCTTCATGGAAGTCCAACAGCCTCAACCTCCATGAGATGCTTGAGAACATTGACCTGCTCTGCTTGGACGAGCTCGGCGGCCTAGGTGGCGGTGGGCGCTGGTCGGATTGGTACAGGTCACAGACTAGAGAGATGATTGGGGCTATCTATGACCGATGGGCAGCCAAGACGCTCGCCGTGGTCGCTACCTCCAACCTAGCTCCCAAGACGATCATTCAAGACCTATGCGATAACAACAGCGCGGTGAGGTCGAGACTCGGCGCGATCTTTGGGCGGCCTGTGAAGATGACAGGCCACGACCGGCGCGCTGCTGTTGATGATGGGTGGAGCTAGAGCGTCAAAGCCAAGAGGCGGCTCATCCCCTCAATCTCCCAGACTGAGTCACGAACAGCGCTGGCGTAGTTCCTGATCTCTGCTTGGCTGTGGCTATCAAGCCTCAAGCTCAAGAAGTGAATGAGCGCATGTAGTGAGCAGCTCCAATAACACTCACTCATAAGCGACAAGGGGAGCACCGTCCGAGCTTGCTCCTTCGCAACACCCAGGCTGAGGAGCTCCTCATAGCTCTTGAAGGCTGCCAGCATTGACCGCTGATAAACAAGCTGAGCGCTGAGCGCGGCGTCATCCTCAAGCGGCCCCGCTGATCCTTGCTTGATGCTCGCTGAGCCTTGCCGCCATTGGCTTGGCTCCCACGTCTCATGATCAAATTGGACATAGCGCCCGCTGATCTCATTCCAAGCGCAGCCTACTTGATGCTTCATCCATTGCCTCAAGACGAACACCGGGGCCTTGATGTGAAACTGAAAGCTCATGTGCCTGAAAGGTGAGGTGTGCTTGTTCTTCCAAAGGTAGTTGATCAGCTTCCAATCATCCTCGGTGAGCCTGTCGCTCATACGTCCCATCGAGACGCGAGCGCTGTTCACCACACTCAAGGGCGAGCCCATCACGTCCAACAGCTTCACGCTGCCTCCATCTATTGCAATCTGCTGACTCATCATCTACTGTCTCCACGGTGATGTGTTATAGGGTCGGACATCGAGGGCGGCGCTGTGTAAGTGTTGCGGCGCCGTCCTCACTAATCTAATGGAGGACAGAATGAATCATGTCATCTTAATTGGCAACATCGGACGTGACCCAATCGCCCGCGGCTCTGAGCGCAACATCGCCAGCTTCTCCCTCGCGGTCGAGCACAGGAAGAAGGGCGGTGAGAAACAGACTCAATGGTTTGATTGTGTGGCCTTTGGTAAGACAGGGGAAGCTCTCCTCGCTCACGCCAAGAAGGGTGACAAGCTCGCCATCACAGGAAAGATTAAAACCAAAGTTTGGGAGCGCGATGGGGTCAAGCAGCAAGACCTAGACATCGTGATCGAAACTTGGCAATTTGTAAGCTCTAAGCCCACCAACAACGCGATAGGCAATCAAGGCCCTGCTAGTTGGCCTTAACGACCTAGCTCCATGAGGAGCTCCTTAACGAATGGAACAGCATGACGAGTGAATTGACAGACCAAGAGATCATGGGTGACCGTCTCATCAAGATGAGAAAGAATGTGCTCAGATTCTTGCAGATTAAATATAAACTCAGCGAGCATGACGCTGAGGACGTTTATTCTGAGGTAACGCTTTACCTCTTGGAGCGTGGCGCTGGCAGGATCGACCTCTATCACAATTTTGATGGGGCCATCGTCAACCTGGCCAAGCTCAGAGCGCTTAACCATCTTCGTCAGAATAAGCGATATGTTCACGGTTGGTTTCACACCTGGGAAGCTTGGGGCGTATTGCCAAGCGGTGATGGGCCTGAGGTGTGGGATTCAAAGATTGACGGTGAGCTCCTCGCTCAAGATGTGGTCAACTGTGTAAAGCCCCAGCATAAACCCATTATCAAATCAATCATTCGCGGTGACACGATCAATGAGGCGGCGCGTAAACATGACATCAACAAGAACACGCTCCACACCTTTTGGAAGCGCATCAGGCGCAGGATGAAAGAGCAGTATGAGCAAGAAGAAGTCTAAGAAAGACCTAGAAGCGCTCAAAGATATGGCGGCGCGCGAGGCCCTCAACGTTGACTCTACAGAGAAGTCACAGGAGACAGACGTGGGCGCGCGCGCGACCCCTAAGCATGGCCCATATTCCCGCAAGTATGAGGATAAAACCCACAAGCTCCTCACCTACTTGGCGCAAGGCTACAGCAAAGAGGCTGCCTGTATTGGCGCTCATCTTAATCGCCCCACGCTTTACAAGTGGCTGAGTGACTACCCAGACTTCGCGGAGGAAGTTGAGGACGCACAATTCATGGCTGAGGGTCACGTCCTCGCGGAGCTCCGTGGCGCGATTCAGCGGAAGGATGACACCAAGGCGCTCATGTGGCTCTTGGCTAAGCTTCGCCCTGACCGCTATGGAGACAAGAAGGAGCTAGAGATTACCACCAAGACGAATGACGGCGTTCAAGAGGTGGTGGCCATGTTCGAGCAGACAAACGATATGCTTGAGGACAAGGCTAGCGAAGAATGATGAATCACCCTCTCCTGACTAGCCACCACAACTAGCCAAGAGAGGACAACTCAAACAAGTAGAGGTCACACTATGAAACAGAAAGCCCTCAAAATCAACCGCCCCTCTTTGACCGCCACATGGACAGCGGAGCAGATGGATAACGCAAAGGTTAGAATCCATCAACGCTTTCAAGGGCTTGTCACCTCAATCATTGAGAGCGCCGATTGGGGCAACTTTAAACTGACCCCTAATCCGGTGGAAGTAGGGCGCCCCGCCTTCCCTGACCCTGGGGCTTACTGTGATCTCTATCTGAGCCGCCGCCAAGCAAACGGCGTTGACAATAAAGTCATCGCCGCCATGGAGATCAAGACGCGCAGCGTGAGCTTGACAGACCGCCGCCCCCCCTATCAGATCGCTGAGAGTGTGCTGGAGAAAATGTCCTCCAACCTAATCAAGCTCCAAACTCACGCTAAGAGTGGAGGGGTGCTTTGGGTCGTGTGCATTGGCCTTTATTACTCGCCGTTCCAAACGATGGCTCAAGAGTTCAACTCAGACTTTGAGATTGTCATGTACTGGGGGCGCGATGTAGGGCCTGGTCAGCCAATGGGGCGCGCAAGGTGGAGCTCCCTAAGCTTGCTCGATAAGTCAATCTGTGACTTTACAGAGCCAAGCCAATTTTGGAGCCTCGCCTCATCTCATAAGCCAAGCCCCCCACCTGCGCCACCGCAGCTTGAACCACCCACATCATCAACGCTCTTTCCGCCTAGCATACGTCAAGGCAATGAGGATATGAGCTTCTTAATCAAGAAGATTACAGAGCCAAACAGCTCTGACAGAGCTTGCTTAATGAGTGCGCTAGAGTGGCCGAATCAAGGCTTGAGGGATTGTGATGGCTTCTTAAAGTGGTCTATGGCCTGTGATTGCTCTTATGATGCTGCACGTTTAAGATGTAGGAAGTGGGTGAAAAGGGGAGTCCTTAACGTGGAGACGCTTAGGCGTGGGTACAAACGGTTAAGCATTAACAAGGAGGCCCTCATGAAGTACGCTCAAAGTCAAGGCGGGTGAGCTATGAGTGAGGAGGAACCAAGGGAGCTCATACTCAATGATCTACAGCGTGAGATCATAGGTGGACTGAGGCGGCGTCAAAAGGTTATCGCGGCGCGCTGCGGTTGGGGCTCAGGAAAAACAAGCTCGCTCATCTTCGCGCTGTGGTTCATCGCCAAGGTGAGGCCAGGCACAACGTCTCTCCTCATCACCGACACCACGCCGCGCTATAACTCTGTATTGATGCCTGAGATTGAGAAGTGGCTCGCTCCTCGCGGGTGGACTTACAACCACACGCTGCACAAATGGACTGACACCCACACAGGCTCATCAGTCCTTTGTCGCTCCTACTATCGACCTGGAACAAGAGACGCGAGCCATAACCCACTTGAGGGGATTAACGTCACCTCAGGCGTGGCGCTCATTGACGAGTGCCAAACGCTTGGCGCTGAGGTGGCTCATAAGGCGCTAGGCCGCTTGAGGTCTGGCCCCACTCCAACGCTCATCCTTGTTGGGCTTCCTGTCGCTGATGCTTGGTGGTGTCAAATGGCTGAGACGGCGGGGGTTCACCCGCTGCTGTTCACGTCATACGTCAACCAAGATAACCTCAGCTCAGAGTGGTTCGAGGCCACCAAGCTCCTCCCTGAGGATGAGCGTGAGGCGATGGTGATGAACAAGCCAAAGCCACCAAGCGGGCTTGTTTATCAAGAGTTCGACATTGAGCGCCACATCATTGATGACTTCAAATATCGCCCTGAGATGACCGGACGCATCGCGATAGATTGGGGCTTCCGCAAGCCCTCAGTTTTGATCATTGCATATGATGAGGAGCGTGAGGCGTCTGTGGTAGTCCATGAGATCAATCCGCAGGAGGTCACTATCGCACAGCTCACGGAGATGATTTTGAGAGTGGCTTGGCCAAGAGCTCACAAAGCTCAAGCTCCAGGTCAACGGATATGGCTAGACACAGGAGTAGCAGACAAAGCGGGGAAGGCTCGCTCAGATCATACAGGGCGCTCAGCCTTCCGCGAGATGGGGAAGGGCATTGACCAAGGCGGTCTTGGCCTCCCGCTCAGAAGCACTACTGACCCTGTGAGGGTGGACATACTCAACGGCGTTCAACGCCTCAAGCGCGCCATCGCCCGCGACCGCTACCTCATCACCAAAGAGGTCTGGGACAAAGGTGAGCGCGCCATTGGAAACAGTCTGAGGAAGGCCATCATGAGCTACGCTTGGGACACCAAGGAGCAGCCAAAGAAGGATGGGCGTGAGGATCCACTTGACGCTCTGCGATATGATTGCATCTTTCATTATTGGGCTGACGAAGTGGCAAGGGGCTCATATACTCCAAGACGCAGACCCAACCGCGACAAGCGCGCTGGCATCTCCACCAACTCAAGGAGCTTCTGATGGCTGATCCCACCCTCACCCCTGGCCTTGCTGACAAGGTGCTCGATCCCAACAACTTGGTGGCGGTTGTCACCGTGGGCCTCATGTATATGCTTTGGAAGTTCACGAACAAGCGCTTTGATCTTGAGCGACAAGAGCAAGATGAAATCATTAAGCGCATTGACGAACTCGACCGCGAGCTTCTCAAGCTTGAGGCTAAGTTAGATGCTAAAGATGACTAGGCACCCAATGCTAGACCGTGTTGACCTCACCGCTGATGAGCCAGCCTCCTCAAAGGTAGATCACCCCAATCACTACCACAAGGAGAGTGGCGTGGAAGTCATTGACGCCATTGAAGCTTGGGGCCTCGACTTTGCGCTAGGGAACTGTGTCAAGTACATCGCCCGCGCAGGTCATAAGCACAACGCCCGCGAGGATTTACAGAAAGCGCTTTGGTATCTCACTTGGGAGCTAGCCAAGTATGAGGACAAATAGGAAGGCGCTTCCTATTTAAAAGAAAGGCCCTCATGGAGTTCACCATGAGAGCCGATGCTTCCCTCGCCAGGGAAGAACTGTGAGATAGCATGGCGTTTAAGGATTATCAATACTGCTTGACCTGTCTCTCTTATGTGAAGCTTAACGAGCCCCACAGCTACAGAGGGACGCTCACGGTCTGCATTGAGAGCGCGGCGCTTGACCTCAGCGTCTTGAAGCCTCGCGGTGAGTGGCCAAAGACTAGCCTTGACAAGTGGCCGTGTTATAATGAAACTGAGACTGACTTAATGGACGAGCATAACGACTGATGGAGGATTAACCCCCGCTCATCAGAGGGCTCATGAGAAAGCTCGATTATCAAGCTGACACAGATGAGGCGCCCCGCCACATGAGGGCGCTCCATCCTCGTTTCTCTGTGAGGGGTATTACAGGAACTCAGCTCAGCGGGGGCATGATCACAGGCTATGAGCGCAACGCTCAGCTCACAGGGCTTAATTGGGTTCGTGAGGCTGAGGATATGCTCAGGACTGACCCTGTGGTGAGGCGCTCTTGGCACATGCTACGCCAAACCCTCCTCAGCGCTACTTGGCGATGGGAGAGCGCGGTCGATGATGATCCTATCTGTGAGGAGCTCGCCCGCTTCGCCAATGAGGCTTGGGGCCTTGATGGGTACGCTGGACAGATGAGCCAATCATGGGAAGAACAGCTCAGTTATCTGCTTGAGTTCGTCCCGCTTGGCTATCGCTACGCTGAGGAAGTCTACAAGGTAGGCCCTGACGCTGATGGTAAAATCAAGGTGTGGCTTGAGCAATACGCCGACCGCGAGCCAAGCGCTCATCTCCGTTGGCTGAGCCGCGACAATCAGCAGCTTGATGGGGTGCTTCAGCATGTGGTGGGCGTTGCTAAGGTTCCAGAGCCTATCCCATCCAATAAACTCCTCCTCCTCACGCTCAACCGCACCGGCTCAAACTTTGAGGGCTCAGGTATGCTTCGTCCTGTTTGGTGGTGGTGGCGTACCAAGCAGAAGGTGTCAAACCTCATGTGTGTTGGCGTTGACCGTTGGGCCGTTCCTACGCCTCGCGTCAAGGTTGACCGCTCTGTGGCTGAGATGCAAGGGCTCACAGATTCAGACATTAACGCGATGATTGATGATGCTGAGGCACAGGCTCAAGCCTTCCTCAGCGCAGAGCAGAGCTACCTTATTGATAACCCGGTGGTGAGCTTCGACCAATACGCCGCGACTCCTAATCTATACGCTCAAGGGCCGCTTGATATTATCCGCGAGTGTGACAATCAGATCAGCCAAGCCTTCTTGGCTCAGTTCGCCAACTTGGGCATAACTGACACAGGCTCGCGCTCTGTCGGTGAGGTGCATCTAAGTGTATTCAGGCGAGCTGCTATCAATCTGTGCGATATTGTGGCCTCTGCTGTTAGCGGCGTTGATCGTCGCGGTGGGGGAACCATAGGAAGGCTGATCCGGTGGAATTACGGCCCAATAGATCC